CACGAGTTATTTCAGCGTCGTTTGTTCATGCTGAATTTGCACCCTATAGGTCACAAATTGATGGCAGTATGATTTCTGATAGAGGTCAGCATCGTAGGCATTTAAAGAACAATGGGTGCAGTGAAGTCGGTAACGAGGACATGACGCCCAAAGTAGACCATTTTGCGCAAAAGCGTAAAAAAGAAACGTTGCGACAAGAAATTGCCGCAAGAATAAACTAACTAAGGACTCCAAATGAGCGAAGAAACGACGGCTGAAGACTCAGTTGAAGAAGTTGCAGTAGAAGAAGAAAGTCAATCTACCCATGATATTATTGGGCGTGAGCTGGATAAACTTGAAGAATCAACATCTACAAGCGAACCTGAAGAAGAAGTAAAAGCACCACCTCCTGAACGCTCTCCTTGGAAATCATGGAAAGCCGAAGCGGCAGCCGAGTTAGAAAAGTTGCCAGAAACTGTACAGAAGCATATCATAGAGCGTGAAGAACAGTTCCACAGAGGGATAGAGCAGTATAAATCAGCGGCTAACTTTGCTAAAACCATTGATAAGTCGATTGCCCCATATAAAAATTATTTAGAGGAAATGCAAGTCGCGCCAGACGTCGCGTTTTTCAATCTTCTAAAAACAGAACATACGCTTCGTCGAGGGTCATACCAAGAAAAAGCGGAAATGCTAATGAAATTAGCGCATGATTATCAGATTGATATGAACCAGCTAGCCGGCTTGCCATACGACCCGACCATGCACAATCTTAAGGCGCAGTTAGACGAAAAAGAACGACAACTGCGAGAGGCTTCGGAATTTAAACAAAGTCACGAAGACGCTCAAATTCAGTCTAAAATTTCGGATTTTGCGCAACGTCATGAGTATTTTACTGAGGTGCAGTCAACGATGGCAGACCTGCTAGAACGTGGACTTGCAAATGACTTAGATGATGCTTATGAAAAAGCATTGCGGTTAAACGATAATACGTTTCAAAAAGTCTATGCTCAACAGCAAGGCGGCGGGAATCGTCAAAATTTAACGCAGGCAGACCAAGCTGCAAAGGCAGCAAAGGCAGCAGCGGTATCGGTTAAAGGTTCACCTGCGGGCGCGAACCGAACAGTTATCCCTGCAACTACTGAAGAAGCCGTTAGACAGGCAATGCGCCTTCACGGATTTTAAATTTTACGAGGATTAAGCAATGGCATTTGCAAACAGCGCGATTAGTGACATTATCGCAACCACCATCGAAAGCCGTACCAAATCGGCTCAAGATAACTTAACAAACAACAACGCGTTATTACTTCGTTTGAAAGAACGCGGTAACGTAAAAACAATCAGCGGTGGCTCAACCATCTTGCAAGAATTGTTTTATAACGACCCTTCAACCAACTATGCGTCAAGCTATAGCGGTTACGAAACTATCAACATTTCGCCTGATTCTCCAATCAGTGCTGCACAGTTCAATTTGAAGCATTATGCAGACGCTGTAACGATTTCTGGCCCTGAAATGCTTGCTAACAGCGGCAAAGAAGCAATGATTGAATTGCTTGCTACCCGTGTTGAAATTGCTGAAGCAAGACTTAACAACAAAATCGACATCGACTTACATGGCGACGGTACAGGTAACGCAGGTAAAAACTTAGTTGGTTTAGCGGCTATGATTAGCACTTCACCAAGTACAGGTACTTACGGCGGTATTGACCGTGCTACATGGACTTTCTGGCGTAACGGCGCGTACACTTCAACTGGTTTGACTGGCGCAGCGGCAACAGCGGCTAACATTCAAAACAGCATGAACACTGTCGCGTTATCAGTTGTTCGTGGCACAGACCATGTTGATTTAATTTATGCAGGCTCAACCGCCTATTCGCTTTACTTAGCGTCTTTGCAGGCAATTCAACGTATCACTGACGATAAATTAGGCGCGGCAGGTTTCTCTGCGTTGAAATTCTACGGCGGCGCTGGCTCTGCTGACGTTGTACTTGGCGGCGGTATCGGCGGCAACCAAACTGCAACTCGTATGGACTTTATCAACACAAAATATGTGTACTTCCGTCCTCACAAAGACCGTAATTTCGTGCCAATCGGCGGAGACCGTCAAGCAGTTAACCAAGACGCGATTGTTCGCTTAATGGGCTTCTCTGGCGCGTTAACCTGTTCTGGTGCGCAATTCAACGCAACATTCAGCACAACCTAGGAGGCATTTATGGCTTATAACATTACGACCCCTTTAGCGGGTTTTCAAGGTATCGCGCTTACTGATACCACACAGAACCACGCATTAGGCACTATCGTTACTGCGGTAGACCCAACTTACGGCGCTGGCGAATTCATTTATTTGAAAGGCGTTGCATCAACTGTTGTGGGCTCATTAGTCACTTATGACTCATACTTAGCCACAACTACTTTAGCGCCTGCTACTGGCGGCGTTGGTCAAGTGGCTGTATCGATGTCTGCTAACGTAGCATCACAATACGGCTGGTATCAGATTCAAGGTATCGCTGCGGTTAAAGCGCCTAACGCTATGACTGTTGGCGCTGATGTATTTATGCTAGCGGCAACTCCGGGCAGTGTTGATGATGCTCAAGTAAACGGTGAGCAAATCTTGAATGCTAAAGTATCTACCACAACAGGTACACCTAGCTCTGGCTTGGCGTTGATTCAAATCAACCGCCCATTCCACCAAGGTCAAGTAGTATAATTTTTTAAGGCGGTAAGCTAGACGGCTTACCGCCAACTAACTAGGATTAAATATGAGCGAACAAATTTCTTATGTCGGCGATACCGGCGGCGATGCTTACTTAGACGTTTCATTCTACATTGGGACGCACGATGGGCAAGAATACGACTTTATCCGAATCAATGTACCCGGCGATAAATCGTTGTCGATTGACACGATTGCCGACGATAATCACAAAGCCCGTTTTGCACGGCAATGGCAAGCCTATAAAGGCTTAAAAGATATTAAAGGTACGCCAATGGAGGAATGGCCAGAAATTGCCGAAACACTCCGCATTGAGCTAGCCTACCAAGGGTTTAGATATATTGAACAAGTTGCTGGCGCACCTGACGCGGCGTTTATCCGTATTATGGGCGGCACACAACTTCGCAATAAAGCACAAGCCTTTTTAAATCGTGGTAAAATAGACGCTGATGAGCTAATTAAAGCTCAATCTGACCAAATTGCAGAGCTTCAAGCGCAAATGAAAATTTTGATGGATGCACAACCACCTGAAGTCAAAAGAGTTAGAACCGTTAAGGAATAAAACGCATGGCAAACCTACTTACGAATGTTCAAGATGTCTGTTTAGAAATAGGTTTGCCTGTCCCCACGCAAGTGGCGACATCAACAGACCCTCAAGTGCTTCAAATTCAAGCGCTGATGAACCGTACAGGCGACACGCTATCAACTGAGCGTGACTGGCAAGCCCTAGCGGCAGAATACCGTTTTGAGACGGTTTATTATCAATATACGGGCGATGTTACTGAAGGTTCAACCACCATCACCAATTTGTCGTCAGTAACAGGCTTATCAACTGATTTTATGGCTATTGGCGAAGGGTTGTCACAAGACACTTTTGTCACGTTTGTTGGTACAACAACGGCTACAACTTCTATTCCTGCTACTGCCACTGCAACAGGCATTACCATTACGTTTAGCCAAGCTAAGTATGCTATGCCTAGCGACTTCGCGCGGATGGTAGACAAAACCCAATACAATAAATCAAATCGTTGGTCAATTATTGGGCCTAAAGACGCCCAAGAATGGCAATGGCTTAAAGCAAGCTATGTTACGACAGGCCCTCGTATGCGCTTTAGAATGATGGGTAACAAGTTCACTATCTGGCCTGCGCCTACCGCAGTGCTAGTAATGGGCTTCGAATACGTTTCTAACGCATGGGTTGTAGCGGCTGACGGAACACCTAAAACACGCTTAACGGTTGATACTGACACAACGCTGTTTCCAGACCGTGTAATGGTGCTTGGCACAAAGCTCAAATTGTTTGAAATTAAAGGTTTTGACACCACCGCAGTGCTCCAAGATTACACTCGTGAGCTGGAAAAATGGAAAGCAGCAGAGAGCGGCGCAGATACGCTGTCCCTCGCGCCACGCTATCCAAATATACTACTCACTCAGAACAACCTGCCTGACACTGGTTATGGAAACACTACTAGTTAATGTTGCACTAGAAATACTTTTGTTGTATAGTCTTATCTCCGTAAATTCTTTTGGAGTAAGACAATGGCAAGACCGTATAGACACGAAACTTTTTGGGACAGAATAGCTAAACACGTTGTAATAGATGAAAACGGGTGCCATTTGTTTATGGGTTGTCGTAATCATGATGGGTATGGCAGAATAGGTAAAGACGGCAAAAATGTCTTTATTCACAGAGAAATGTTTAAGCACCATAACCCCGATATTGAGATGACAGGGGTTATAATGCACAGTTGCGATAGACCAAATTGCGTTAACCCTGCGCATTTAAAACATGGTACAGTAGCTGATAATGTAGCTGATATGGTTGCAAAAGGCCGTAGAGTAACTGTAAAAGGCTCTAATCAACCTGATGCTAAGTTGCACGAAAACGATATTCCCGCTATTAGAGCAAGGCTTGCAGTAAACGAGTCGTGTTCAACAATAGCAGCCGATTATGGCGTAAGTCCTTCAGCTATTAGGGGAATAGAAAAAGGAAGAACTTGGAAACATGTTAAATAGGTAATTAAATGCTACGTCCTAAACGCCAAACAGCTAATACCGTCACTGTCACCGCGCCAATCGGCGGGTGGAATGCGGTCAATCAATTAGCCGCAATGTCGCCTAACGAGGCGGTCATCATCGACAACTGGTTTTGCTTACCTACTGAATTGCAATCGCGCAAAGGCTATACTCAATGGCAAATAGACATTCCCGGAAGCATTGAATCTTTTATAACATATGACGGTCAAAGCGGCACAGTTAAAAATTTTGCAGTCGCTAATAATGAAGGCGATTGTAGTGTTTGGGACGTAACAACTATATACGAAAACCTACAAACAAGCGTTATTACTCCTGCAACTGAAGTTGTTACAGGGCTTTCTAACGCTAGATGGTATTTTGGTCAAGTATCAACGTCAGGCGGCACATTTACGCTTGCTGTGAATGGTGAAGATTATATGCTTCTCTATAACGGCACAACATGGCAACAAGTGACGAGCGTATCTACGCCTTACGCTATCACAGGCGTTGACACAAGCCTACTTGTTGGCGTTTTAGTGCATCATCGCAGAGCGTGGTTTGTCCAAAAAGACAGCATGAAATGCTGGTATTTAGCGACTGATTCGATTGCTGGCACAGCAACTTCTTTTGACTTTGCACCTTTGTTTATCAATGGCGGCAGTATTGCTAAGATTGAAACATGGACGCTTGACGCCGGTAACGGTATGGATGACTATTTTGTCGTCATTACTACGGTAGGTGAGATTGCCGTCTATAGCGGAACAAACCCTGCGTCAGCCGATACATGGTCGCTTAATGGCGTGTATTATGGTGGTTCACCCGTAGGGCGCAGTTGCACAATTAAGTTCGGGGGTGACATATTACTGCTAAACAAAGATGGCCTAGTTCCTTTGTCACAGTGGTTAATGTCTAGCCGTGTTAACGTCAAAACGTCTATCACAAACAAAATACAAAAACGTATTACTGATGCAACCGTAGCGTATGCAGGAAATTACGGTTGGCAAGTCGTGTTAAGCCCACCTAATAATATGCTGTTTATTAACGTACCAATCAGTTCAACGCAGTTTGACCAATACGTTATGAACACCATTAGCGGGTCATGGTCACGTTTTACAGGCGTTAATGCTACCTGTTGGGCGTTTGTTAACAACGTAATGTATTTCGGACAAGGCGGCAAAGTCTTTAAATTTTGGGATGGGCCAACTGATGATGGCGAAGTCATCAATACCGACCTTTTACCTGCTTTTTCTGCCTTTGGCAGTCAAAGTCAGATTAAGCGTTGGACGATGGCTAAAGTGTCAATGGGCTACGATTATGCGTTTGCGTTTTCCGGTCAGATTAACCTTAATTTTGATTTAGCTTCTCAACCACCACAGCCATATAATATTCTTTCTTCCAGCGCGGGTGTTTGGGATTCTGGCACTTGGGATAATGCGCAATGGGGCGGAAACATCACACCGTTTTCGCGGTGGCAAATGGCGTCGGGTATGGGGTATTACGGCACGTTTAGAATCAAAACATCAAGTAAAACGTCTGATATTCGCTATTACGCGACAGACTATGTATTTGAAGGCGGAGGCGTACTATAATGAAAATTATAGTTGACCAGTCAGAAAGATGCGGTCAATGGATAGCTGAAAAACAAGGTAAAAAATACTGCAACGATGAAAGCGCAGTCTACATAGCGCTTGAGCATAAAGACGAGATAAACGTTGTCTTTATGTATAATAACTTAATAGAGGAAGGGTCTATACATCTCCATATTGCAGTAGAAGGTAGGGGGAATAAAGAAATACGATGGTATGCTTTTCACTATCCTTTTATAGAGCTAAAAGTTAAAAAGATAATAGCGCCTATTCAAGCGGATAATGAAAAGTGTATTCGGTTTGCAATAAATGCAGGGTTTGTATGTGAGCATATAATTAAAGACGCAGGGTATAATGGCGACTTATGGCTCTTTTCCATGACCAAAGAGCAATGCCGATTTTTAAGATAATTTAGGAGTTTATCATGAGCAGTCCAGAAATGCCTGCGGCGCCAAAATATGAG